GCTTCTAAGAAATCAGGTCGCTCAATGATGTAAATTGGGCACGGAAAATGGTATGCAACTTGAAGTTGTGTTTGAAGAACAACTTGAGCTACTGATTCAGCGGCTTTGCAGACTTTTTGTTTTTTGGCTACTTTGCTCATGCTGCAACCCAATCCCATGCAAAGAAATCAAACTTGTACTCGCCTTCTGGACGAGCCGGAGTTTCTTTCCAGTTGGCATCTGCGCCGCACCAGAAAACAATTTTACCTTCTACAGGTTCAGGCCGTGGGATTGGAGGTTGCATTGTGCAAGTGGCCTCATCTAAAGTCCATGCTGACCAATTAGATGCTTGGTCACGGTCATTAAACGCAGTAATAACATCCTGTTGTTTAGCAGTCTTTTCTTCCGCAGTCATGTCACGTTTATGCCACACATCAGTCCAAACACCATCTACTTTTTCGTAAGTAGGTTCTTCTGCGGTCATCAACTCATATACGCCCAAAATAGGGCGCTCAACACGAATGAATGTCTCCCAGTGTGCAGGGACTGAACCAAATGCTTGGATTAGGTTGTTCTCAAAAGCAGGGTGATTTTTAATTGTGCTGTTTTCAGTTTCAATATAAAGATTCATATTTTTTATCCTAACTAACTAATTAATCAATTATTTATTATTCATTCGCCGTGCGTGTTGAAGGGAATGTGCGAGTTGTGCCGGGCCAGATGATACGGACTGCGCCAGCACCTCCAGACCCCCCATTAGCAAAAGTTCCAGAACCCTTAGTACCAGCACCACCCCCTCCACCACGCAACCCGCCACTGGAAAACCCATAGCTACTGGGGTTGGTGGTGCCACCTGCAGCACCGCTTGAGCCGCCTCCTCCACCAAAACCACCTTCGCCATATACAGCTATAGCGCCTCCAGCACCATTTGAGCCTTCGCCTAATAAGCCCACACCGCCGCCAGCGCCACCGCCTCCATTCGTTGAGTTTTCGCAAGCAACGCCATTGGCCCCGCCGCCGCCGCCTCCTCCGCCACCACCGACGCCATTACCTCCAGCGACACTAGCATCAGGAGCAGCTGTACCACCATTGCCAGAATACCCTCCGGCACCACCGCCACCTCCGCCATTGGCGCCGCTAGAAGATGCACCAGCACCACCATTACCACCGCCATCACCGGCATATGAACCACCCGATCCACCGACGCCAGTGGTTCCAAAAACATACGTGCCCGGATTACCACCAGAACCTGATGTGGTGGTTCCTGCTACAAACGAAGAGGCACCACCAGCAGTACCGGAGGTAGCAGTAGTTGTTGATCCAGGACCACCAACGCCAACAACTACTGCATACGAAACACCGGGAACAACAGTAATGTTATTACGATATCCAAGGCCACCGCCTCCGCCGCCACCAGGAACACCACTGGCATTTCCTTTTCCGGATCCACCACCACCTCCAACAGTAACAACAGAGACAGAGGTTACCCCAGCTGGTGCAACCCAAGAGTAATTACCTGCCGTTGTGTAAGAATCTTGGCCCGGAGGTGCAACAAAAGCTGCTCTTTCTTTCCTCTTACCAACACTAGCTGCTTTGGGAACACTAACTAATTTTCGAAATAAAGGCATAATTAAAAGAAACTCTGTACAGATGCAAACACATTGTAAGTTGGTGTTGCAGAGGTTTTAATAATACTGAATGAATATATGTCCGTGTTGGCTGATGTACCGCCAAGTGGTGCACCTCCTGCCCATTTTACGATTGTTGCACTACCATCAACTTGATATACGTTAATATATTTTCCATTAGCACTATTTGGATTAATAATAGTAAACGATGCAGTATTACCTACTGGCATACCAGCAAGACCTGTAAAGTTAATTGTACTGTTTGCAGATGAGTTAGCAGTAAATACTATAAGTGGTTGTGCCACATTAATAGTTGTATTAGCACCCATCAAGGTAGTCACATTGGCTGTTTCAAATACTGTACTGAGAAAACTAGTTGCACCAGATAGGTTAACATTACCTGTTGTGACTGTTGGTGCAAAACTATTGGAGGTAACTGAGCCTGTTCCAAGTTTATCACCTGTTACAGCTCCTGATGCTAGTTCGGATGTATTGATTGAACCATCTGCAATTGCTGCTGTAGTTATAGCGTTAGCTGCAATCAGATTACTAGTGATTGATGATAGGCCAAGTTTATCGCCTGTAATAGTTGCTGATGCTATCAGGTTGCCAGTTAATGTAGTTGGTGCAATCTTGTCACCAGTAATAGCATTAGTCTGAATTTTAACTGTAGATACAGAGAAGTCTGATGGAATATGTGGACTAGCACCAAGTCCAAGGAACAATACTTGGATATTATTTGTGCCTGTTGGTGGTGCTTCTGAGAAGGTAAGTGTTGTGCTAGATAACGAATATGTATCTGTATGCTGGCGAATACCACCAACGAACACAAGAATAGAGCTAGTGGTTACTGGTGCTTCACGCAAGGTAAAGTTGACTGTGCTATTGTCACCATTGAAGGAGTCAATAGCAAAGGTCGCTGATGTGGGTAGATTTCCAAGGAAGGCCAATTTATTATCCTTTTATATTGCGTTGGGCTTAGTATTGATTGTTTACTCTATTTAGTTAATATAGGATGACATTATCAAATGCTTCCTATATTAGTATACCGTTTGCGTATCGTCAGACACACCACCAAACTTTTTAACAATATTGAAGATACGAGTGTTATCCTCAAGCGCCATTATTTCATGAGGCTCACCGGGACGAAAATCCATCAGTTGTCCTGCCACAGCTTCTTTTTCCCAGTCGTGTGAGTAGGCTTTTATTTTTCCACGAGCAACAATTGTGATGTGAACATTATTTTCGTTATGAATATGTTTGGGCAGAATGTCTCCTGCTTTTTCAAAGTCATACATGCCGCCATGAATATCTCCCATATTTTCAAGCGGTTTAACCGACAACATTTGGCTCACTTCCCGAAACAGTTAAGTCAACTAGTGTGCCATCAGCTTTAACAGCGGGCTTAGCTGGGTACTGTGGGTTAACAGCATCAACTAACACCCACGCATTAAGTGCTGCAAGGTAATCGACCCACGCTTGACGAGCTTCTTCATTCGGCGCAGATTCAATTTTTTCCTGTGCCGTTTCTTTAAAGAACTCAACAGCTCTATTGGCACTGTCTGTAAATTGTTGCATTTTTACTGCACGTTCTTCATCAGTCATTTCACGCACAAACCAAACATCTTTTACAATTCCGTTATCCCATTGATAATCTGCTTCATCTACTTGAAAAGTTGTTGCTAAATATGGGCATTCAACACGCTCAAACTTTACAAATTCTGCGGGCAAATTGTTAACGTCAATATGAGGGAATGCTTGACGAAAGTTATCACCCATAATTGGGTGCTCAAAAGGCTGACCATCTACGATGCGAATAAAAAGTTCCATTATAAATCTCCTGTGTTTGTTGAAGGAAATGCCCGACCTGCACCCCATATAATTCTAACTGCGGCTGGGCCGCCAGTACCCCCATTAGTATTACCGGCAAGGTTGGCTCCTGCACCGCCTCCACCACCACCATATGCACCACCTGCAACACCATCACCAATTGCACCGGTAGTTCCGTTTGCGCCATCACTACCACCACCACCACCGCCTCCTGTGGTTGTTCCAGCAGCTCCGTTGGATCCTTGCCCTAAAAGACCAACACCACCTCCACCTCCGCCAGATCGAGAAACAGAACCATCACCAGTAAGGCCACTACCTCCTCCGCCTCCTCCGCCGCCAATTCCTGCATTACCACCACTCGGATCATTACCACCAGCACCACTTTCAGCTTGGTATCCAGCAGCACCTCCGCCGCCTCCACCGTCTGCGTCTTGTTGACTGCTTGAGCCGCTTTTTCCGTTACCGCCAGCGCCACCATCAAAACCTACCGCCTGGGCACTGCCTGAGGTAGTGCCGCCAACACCACCATTACTACTGCCACCAGTACCGCCTATTCTACCTTCTGCTACGGATGAACTAACAAATGTAGCAGAACCACCTGAGCTTATTGAAACCGTGTACGAAGTGCCCGGTGTTACAGAGTAATTGTTTAAAAACATTAAACCTCCCCCTCCTCCTCCACCTCCTCCATCATATGTGTCAGAATCAACAGCACAGATTGTTCTTTGGGAAGGTCCTCCAGTACCGCCTTTTCCTACGCAGACAACGGAAACCGCAGTAACTCCTACTGGAGCAACCCATGAATATGTACCAACACCGGTATAAAAATTCTGACCTTGATTAACCGTTAATGTCTTTGAACCTACAGCTTGTGCTATCTGTTTTAATGTTAAAATACCTACAGCCATGATTATCTCACTACGTTGGTTGATGGAAATGTACGGGTGATTGTAGGATAACCAGACCAAATAATACGAACTGCACCGCCACCGCCACGACCCCCATTACCAGAAGCTGAATCACGGCTAGCGCCGCCGCCTCCGTAGGTGCCACCATTAATCTGTAGGCCTGCAACACTGCCACCATTAGAGCCGCTTGATCCTGCACCGCCGCCGCCAGTTGTACCTGTTCCAGCAGCACCATTTGTGCCTTGACCAAAGAGACCAACACCTCCACCACCACCACTAGCGTCGGTAGAACCTGTGCCCCCGCCGCCGCCTCCTCCGCCTGTTCCTACAGCACCAGCTGCGCCTCCATTACCAGAATACCCGCCTGCGCCGCCGCCTCCACCAGAAGTTGATGCAGCTCTATTCCCGCCAGCACCGCCATCGCCACCGCCAATAGAACCCGCAATAGTTGACCCTGTGCCGCCCGCACCGCCACTACCACTACTTGTGTTGTTTACACCGCCACCGCCAGCCCAAACCGTAGCTGTTGCTGTAGATACGCCATTAAACCAACTATCACCGCCAGCGACCGCAGTTACTCCTGCAGCTGCTCCTGCGCCAACAGTTAACTGGTAAGAAGCGCCGGGAGTGACCGCAAAGTTATTGTAGTAACGAAGACCACCCCCGCCACTTCCAAATGCGTAAGTATCATCTCTGCGACCACTGCCGCCAGCACCTACACAAAGAACAGAAACAAGCGTCACACCATCAGGGCAAACCCATGTATAAGCCCCAGGAACCGTAAACAGTGCTTCCCCATTTAACAAAAAAGGGTTTATTGTTGCGGAGATATATCCGCCAGGATAGCGTTTGGACATCTTTTACGCCAATTAAGAAATTTCTTCCCAAGAAATCAAACTGGCAAGGCCATTAGAAGTTCCGGATTTAATACCAATAGATTCGTTTTCTTCCAAATAAAATGACGTTGATTTATCAATAATAACCAAAGTAGTACTACCTGGAACTGGAATTAATTGTGCAATTGGGAATCCTGAACCAGTCAGTGCAGCACCAGTATAGACGTTAACTGTTACATTAACTGAATTAGCATTAGTCTCTCTGTTTGCTACTAGAATAGTATTAATTTTGTAAACTTTACCACTTGAAGCTGGATTGCTAAGCAAACCAATCTCACTTGTGGTAGACAAGGTCATGTTGTTTGAATTTGCATTAATCAACGATACGTTGACAATATTAGGTGCGGCCATTTAGTTTTATCCTCCAAATACAATAGCCATCGCTATTGCCTTTCCTGTTGTTGCACCTGGTGATGCAAGTTTTGCGTTTGAAATTGTTCCGTCAACGATGTTATTTGCGTTGATTGCTGTAAGGCCAATCTTATCGCCTGTTACAGCTCCTGATGCTAGTTCGGATGTATTGATTGAACCATCTGCAATTGCTGCTGTAGTTATAGCGTTAGCTGCAATCAGATTACTAGTGATTGATGATAGGCCAAGTTTATCGCCTGTAATAGTGGTAGCAGCTATCAGGTTACCAGTAATTGCAGTCAATCCAATCTTATCGCCAGTAATTGTACTAGATGCAAGCTTGACACCAGTAATTGAACCGTCTATAATTGATGCAGCAGTTAAAGTACCTTCAGCAGGAATAAATTTAGTGATTGTATAGTTGCGATAGGTAACAATAATATTACCAGTGCCAACTGATGGTGCTCCAGTAAACGTGAGGGTTTGTGTTCCGTTTACAGTATATGCCTCATATGGATCCTGTTGAACATTGTTAACAAGAACTTCAATGTCAGAGGGATTATACACCGCTCTAGACAATGTGATAGTAGTTGTGCTACCATCGCCATTGAATCTTTCAGTAAGAGATGTAAATGACTGAGTGGTGGGTGTGTTACCTAGAAAAGACATTAGTTAACTCCAATTAAGTTATTTCTAGGACAGACAGGATCACATCACACCCGGCTGATGATGAAACCTTAATTGCATCTGTTGCCTCTAGGACCAACTTCTGATCTCCACCAATCGGAACAAAGGCGCCTCCGACTGCAATCGTAGCATTTCGAACCATGTAATAGTCAGCTGCACTTGCAGTTACAAACACATTACAACTTACTGGAGAAGTTGTTAAGTTTGCAATGGACATGCCAATGACAGTTGCTGAGACACCACTGCCAGCGGTAAAAATTGTAGTATTTGCGGATACATTTGCACCGAAATAATTCTTGAAGGTATTAGCCATCTTTTATTTTCCTTGATATTCTATTTATCTATTTAACCTAGTGCAATTGCAAAGGCCAGGCCATCACCTGAAACAGCTGAGGCTATAAGTCCAACAGCTGTTACAGTTTGTTGTATAATTAAGTTGCCTACCATACCTGAGTGATTTTGACACTGGTAAACATAAGTGTTACCTGTTAATGCAAAAGGAACTTTCCAGATAAGTGTTCCAGTTTCTTTTGCTTGAGCACCACTTTCAGTAGTAACAACACCAGCTGTTGATACATGAGTAAGTCCTACATTATAAAGTACTCCGCCATTTGACTGTCTTATTAAAAATGGATGTCCTGAAGCATTAATATTAAATGAAACTGTTTGGCCTGGATGTAAATATATGTCAGGATTGTTACCAGAATATTGGTCAAATAGATAAGCACCTGAACCTGAATTCGTAACAGCAAAAGTAGTAACACCAGTTCTTACATTAGCATTTGAAGAAAATGCAAATCCATTGACAAGAATATTTGTAGATGAAGTTAATAGACCGGATGCACTTGTTAAAGTGGAAATATTTGCTGATCCAGATACAGCAAGATTAGTTAAAGTTGTGTTACCTGTTACAGATAGATTGTTTGCAAAAGAAGCCGAACCATTAGAGTTGATATCATCAAAACTAATTGAATCAAGGACAATATTTCCCGATACTGTTAAATCGCCACCAATTGTAAGGTTGTTAGCAACCGAAAGGTTGGTATTTGAATAGAAAATGGAGCCACTGCCACCTTCGACCAAGGAGTTAGTCCTTGTGATGAGGTCTTGTGTTCCCGTCAACCATTGACTGAATGTGTTTGCGGTATTTAATTGTGAAATTATAGGCATTACTTATCCTGATTTGCAGCAATTTGCAATAACAACTGTTTAATATCTTGCATATCTTGTTCTAGCTTATCCAGTCGTTGTTTATCTTGTTGTTTTTCTTCTTGCTGGCGTTTAGAGATTTCACGCTTCATACGATACTCATTTAAACCATTTATGTCTGTATTTAGAATGGCTTTGGAATGAGTATCTCGAACAAAAGTAGAATCGTTAACTTGTACTAATGGCATATTTTAACCTGCTGGGAATGCAATTGCACGAACATCACGAATCTTTGGAACATCGATTGTATCTGTACCTGCCATTACAATCTTAATTGAGAAGGTTCTAAATGTTGAGAAACCGGTTGTATCAGTTGTATAACTAACAGAATTGTTTGCTACACCACCAGTTCCAGGTGCAAATACCAATTCACGATAATCATTTCGGTTAACAGCAACAAAGTTTTCGTTGCCAAGTTCTGTCATTAACTGATAGTTCTTATTATCGAACAAATCAGAATCGGACTTAGAAAGAATCTTGTAATAAACAAGTATTTTTGCATCAGCTGGTTTGAAAGCTGTTAAGTATACACGCAAATCACCCGAATCGAAACCATCATTCAAAATAATTTTACGGAGAATATAACGAACATAAGAGTTTCCGCCAAACTGTTTATCTTCACCATTGTAAATTGCAACAGCACCAGAACCACCACCTGAGCCAGGCGTTAATGTGATTATAGGAGAAGTTGTATAACCAGAACCTGGATTTGTAATGTAAACTGAATTAACTGTATTACTTACAACATTTGCCACAGCGGTTGCACCTGAACCACCACCGCCTGTAATAGTTACCGTAACATCACTAGTGTTTGCGTAACCTGTGCCTGATGAAGTAACAAATACCTCAGAATTTCTTAGTGGCAAATCATTGATGATATTACGAATTGTTAAAGCGCCAAAACGAGTTGAATCTACAACTGGAGTAACTGCTGGATTCAATGAAGTCAATGTTGCATTTACAATCAAAGAGTTATTGCTTGTTGTAATTACACGGCGACCTCCGCCATCATCCATGTAATAGTCTTTAAGTGGCGTAATTGGTTTAAAACCAGCTGAACCACCGCCAGCATCAACTACAGAATTAAATTGGTAAGATACAGACGTATTAGAAATAACCACATCATTTGTGATTAGGTGCATTAAATCATATGGCACATTTGCAGCTGGTGCAATTGCTCTAAATCGCAATTGTGCAGGTGATGTTGAAAATACATTTCGGTAAATTCTAAACAACATGTCTGAATTTTGATCAGCAGTCCAAGTAGAACCGTTTTGAGATAGGAATAGAGAACCACCATATGGCTGTTCTGAAATCTGTCTTTGTTGGACAATATCTAACTTACCAATCTCAGCAATATAAGCTTCATACTTGTTTGAGTTGGAGAACAATACGAATGAATGTTCACCAGGCTGCATGTATACAGGTGCATCAAACTTAAACTCAGTATATTTTGTAGCATCATCCAAATCTGGAGAATCAGTTGTGTTAACTTTATCAGGAGTCAATACAACAGTACCATTTGGATAAATGATTGATGCAGATGGAACACCGTTAACCGTTGGCCTCAATTGCAATGTAACTGGAACAGTATCATCTTTTGTTTTAAAGCAAACACTCAAACGACTTATATACACACCTTGTGGGTATGTTAATGGGTCAACTAAGAATGTTTGTGCAAGTGGATCAAACCATCCAGATATATCAGGATCTGGGATTCTTCTTTGTCCTATAATCCTAGAAATAGGTTGTTCTGCGTTTACCGCACTTCTTTGAATTGTTGGTTGTGTAATTGAAAGAATTGTTTCTTCTACAGTTTGAATTAAACCTTGTGCAAAGAATGAAGTATCTCCGTTTGTGGATGAAGTTACAACATCATTGATATTATTATCAATCAATCTTAAGCGTTTCTCACCAATGCGGAAAGTGGAAGCAGGTATAGTAAATAAACCTGCAACATCACCTGCTGCGGTAGTTTTTAATCTGCCAATTGAGTATACTGAATTGTTTGCAACTGGCGTTGTAGTCCAAGAAGATGAAATTGATGCCACTCTTGTAGCTGGATTATATGTTGAAATAGTTGCTTGTTGACCAGCACCAGTTCCTGAAACAACAAAGATTGTAGCTGCGTTATAATCGGTAATGTTATTGGCTGTTGTAGCATCCAAATCTAGTGTGATAGAAGATGCCGCAGCACCTTGACACAAACCACTATAGTGTTCATAACCAACTATTCTAGCAGTTGTTCCTGTGCTTTGGCCAATCAAGTTGGCGGAAGCCAAGTTATATGATCCGCTAGGCTGGTTGTTAATAATAAATGCTTCAGTATTTGAAGTTCTTACAATAACAGCCGTACCGTTTGTGGTTGAGGTTGTGTTATTGAAAATATTAACTAGTTCAAAATTACTTACCTCTGTGCGGTAATTTAATTTGTTTTCACGCAGAATAAACTTATTAGCCCGAGATGTAAAACTTTCAATCAATGTAGTATCAAAGAAAGGAAACATTGTGATATTTGGTTTAAAATCAGAGCCAACAACTACAATACCTTTCTCACGCATAAACGGAATAATAGAAAAGTCTATAAGTCTATCACCAATACTTTGTGTGATGGTCTCTGGCACAACCCTAGAAACTATACCTGAACGTGTTGCTGTACCAAATTGTCTTGTAGTTTCAAGGTTGTCTTGTTCAGTTGTGACTGTTCTTCCTGTCCAGTTTTCTTGCCAATTGCCCCAAGTGAAATCAAAAGGAGATGTTGAGGATGTAATTTTATCCCATACATCTTTAGTACCACCAACATTAATAACAACTTGTGGCAGTCTATTTGTATCTAACCAAATATCTGTTGTTGGGTCAATAAAAACTTTACCAATATAACTAGTCACATTGAATGGGTTAACACTCAACGATCTAGAAGCTTTTGGTTGACTGATGAATGTGGTATCAGTTGTTGATATGATAATTGATGAACCATTTTGTTGGAAGCCAGATGAATTGGCCGCATCAAATTCCAATGTGATTGGTGTAATGTTAAATGATGGTCTCAATTCTTTTGCTTGTGAATCAATAGATGCACGATAGTCAACTTTTGCCACATCGGCAACTGAATGGCCATCAAAAGAATCAACAACAATACCATTTTTAAATCTAGGCAAGTTTGCAGAGTCCAAAATTGTCAAGTCTTGTTTAGAAATTGCGTTCTGTTCAAGTAGTGACAATGCTGTGTAATACTCAATATTTTCAACACGTTTTTCAATAGCACCAATGTCACGCATTGTGTATCTTCTGTGGTTGATATATTGTGTTGTAACATTAGATGTGTTGGCAACATATGCAGGACTACGCAAGATATACAATGTCATAGCATTGTCTTTATCTTTTGGATCTTCTGGATATAAACTAGAGATGCCTTTAATAACTTCAAATGTTCTATCTTTGTTTAGAATAATTTTATCATGTCTTGGCAAATAATATTGATAACTCAAAATAATATCAGAACCATTTTCTGGAATTTTTGGACCGGTTGTAGATGAGTCAACATCAAATGTTACAGTATTTGCCGTTGCAACAGTTGCCGCAGCACGAACTGGTCTAAAGTCTAAACAGTCACGGAGAGAATATTCAATACCATTGGTTGATGTATATGAACCCACATTCTCATAACCAAAAGCTGCATCATAAGAATCCACATTAAAGAATCCAGCACCAGATGATGAGAACTTATCAAATTTGACAACGAGTGGACCGACTGGAGCAGAAACACCAGGTTTTAATTTAATAGATGCATGGTCATAATAAGAATCTCTTTGGCCATTATCTAACGTGTACCTTGATGTAATATCAATAGCACTTGCCACATTGGCCTGTGTAATGTTTGTATTGTTAAAGTCTAATACGGAAACAACTCTAATTACATCAGGAACATACAATGACTGAGATACTGTAGGTGACTTAACAACTGTGTTTGCCGAAATATGGAGTTGACCAGGTGTTGTGAATAGGTTTACGGCACCATTACTGAAAAGATTTAAACCTGATGTTAATTGCAAATCTGTGTTTGCCTGCACGTATGTTTTCGTTTTCTCATTAGGAGAAGTGGAATCAATGGTTGCATAGACGTTAGCAGTTAAATTCAAACCATTAGTAACTGTAATTCTTCTTGTGGCAATATCAACTGTAAACAAGTCAGTAGGAATTGTTTTACCAAGTTGATATGAAGAAGTACCAGCATTTGTAACCACGACTTGATAATTTGATTGCCTTGTACTTGTGGAAGATGCTGTAGATAAAGCTTCGCCAGCACCTACTGACAATGTTGGAGACAGGCCTGATGCAAATGTTAGCGACTCATACAATCTTCTATATGATAATGAGAGACCTGTAATTGTATTATTGGCAACAAAGTTTTCACCTAAAGCAAACAATAATTGTTCTGAAGTTGTATCAGAAATATAAGTGTCATCAAATGCCGTTGAGTGGTCTTTTGACCGGTCGTCAATATCAACCGCAGCAACTCTTGCAGCTGCACCGGCGCCAGATGTAACAACAACAGACTTAACATCATTAAATTCAAAATCAATTGAGTATGTAGAAGCTGTTGTTAGTGGTGTAATGAATGGCTCAGATAACTGAATTGTCTGATTTACGCCACTATAGTTAGTAATAATTTTTGCTAATTCTCCAGCGCCTGGACCTGAAGTAATTCTAAATTTGGCACCACGATAAGCATTATCGGTTGTTAAACGATTATTAGCCAATCCTAGTGTGTTTGCAATTTGAACATGTGTTATATTAATTGCACTATTTACGGAACCGGTTAATGAACCAACATTTACATCTGTTAAAAATACCTTGTATTCATATGTTGAGGCATTAGATGTATTTGAAGTTGAATCAAATTGAACCGATTTAATTCTAGCTGTACCAACTTTTGTATTTGAAATTGTTGCAGTGGATGTTACATTGATTGAACTGTTTGGAACACAATGTAGGTCTACTGTCTGGAGACTATTGATTGGCAACGTGCCATAGAGAGTATTAGCATAGACATAATATCCATAGTCGGCTGTAATACGCTTACCTGTTACAGAAGCTAATTCTCTTGGTTTTGGAATATTAATTATTGTTGATCCAACTGTTTCAAGTTCATAACCATAAACATAAGCTTTACCTGGTGACAAGATAAGACTCATGTTAGCAGAGTTTGCAGATGATGTTTCAATCGCTAATTTAAATGGTTTAACTGTGTAATTGCCAGATTCGTCATACGTTCTTCGAGCAAGAGTATCTTCCAATACTGCATAAATTGGAAATCTATCGTACTTGGTCAAAGTGCCTTCTTCAATTCGAGCAAGTTCTATAAATTTTGTATCGTCTATAGATTCGAGACTTCTCATTGTAAGAGTCATTTGAATCTTGTAACGGTCGGAACCTGGAGCTTGAAAGTTGGAGGCGTCTTGAGCTGGATCCAACAATGAAGTATCGGAAGTATAAGATACTGTTGATTCTGTAATTTCAAAACCAATTCGTGCATTGGCTGTTTGTGAATACTTTGAAACGGCAATAGTTTGTGCATCCGTTTTAACAAAGAATCCTTCATAATAATATACGCCTTCATTGACTGAAAAAACTTGGCCAGTGCCAACACCTGCTGTAGCTATATTTGCAGATACGGTGTTAGTCTCAAAAGTTTTAATTGTGTTACCAGCTACAAATGGAGTGCCATAAATTTCTTTAATCAATAAAGTTTTAGGATCACCAGTGCCTGCGTCAGCATCAAAAGTTTTAAGTACAAAAGCTCTTTGCGTAGGATTGGTATTATTATCAACGAGTGTTTTATCAGTAAAGTTACTAACTGTTACCGCAGAACCTAGAAAAGTTGAATCTAACTTTAAAGAAATTACATTTTGGAAAAAAGTTTGGCCACCTGTTACAACAGAGCCATTTTTAAATACATGATTACCAAATCTCTGTACTTGTTTCTGTAAAATTGTTTGAAGTTGTGTTAACTCACGAGCCTGAACAGCATAGCCTGGCTTAAATAACATGCGAAGAAATTTCTTATCTTCATCATAGTCATCATAATATGGATTTACATTAAAATTGGTATCAAGAGCCATTGACCGTCCTTAAAAACTTACGACTAGTTTAATATTTTCCGCCTGGCCATCTGCCCGGTCGAGTTTTGTTATATTTTCCGTATACATTATATCACCTGTATATGGTTCGAATTCTGGTTGAGCTGTTGCGGTAACTGTTCTAGAAGAGCCAGAGTTAAAACCAATGAGTGGAAGACCAGTAACAAATGTCCCTTTGACTTTTGTTAATCTAACTCCGTTGGTAGTCTGTGCGTTAATAAAACCGTAGGCATTTGGATTAGATACTGATCCTTGATAAACATATTCATTCAAAGAAAAAGAAGTTCCAGCAACAACATCTAAATTGGTAGTCTGTGATATAACAGAATTAGCTGTAGCAGTATTTGCTGCGACAGTTGATCCATATTTATATGGATCCCTCAACAGTCCAATTTGTCTAAACGAAGTATCAATTGAAATTAATCCTTGTTCAGTAGAATCAATTTCACCAATTCTAACAGCAACCATTACATTATTTGCACTTAATTCTTTAGCAGGATTAAAAGAGTGGCCAAACTTTGGCGGTAAAATAACTCTAGTTTGAGCACCAGAACCTGAGCCGTAAATGAATGCATTTGCTGTGGTATAATCAGAACCAATAGTAGAAACAGTAATCTTTGATATATTAGCTTGAGCTGCTGAAGCACCAGAAGAAGTGTTGGAAAGTGTAGCGCTTGCGACAGCACCAATACCATCACCAGCAATATAAACTCTGGTTGAGATTGTTATGTTATTAGCATTACCACCAACTCCACTTGTGGCAGATGAGAGTGTTATAATACCTGTTGTGTTTGAAATAGAACTAATAAAAGTATCTGCCAATATACCTGTTCCACTAATGGTCAAGTTACTTAAATTGAACAAAGTTGGAATACTGAATACAGACAAAGTTAGTGAGGTGTTTGATAGCTTTAGCGATGTTTGGCCAGAGGTAAAAGAATCAACCCTAATGTTAGAAGCTTGTCTATAATTAACACCTGGATTAGTAACAACAATTGTAGTTAGTTCTCCATCAACAACGCCAGAACTATTGACGCCATAGTCTAATGCAGCTGTAGAGGTCGGTGCTGGTATCCATTGCGTTGTTAAAAATTTATTTGATGGTTTAACATTGTACATATACTTCCAAACAAACCCATCACCTGTAGAGATGTTACCGTTAGAAGTTGTATAGTCACCTGAAGGTTCGACTGTGGAGTTTGCAGATGCATTATTGGAAACACACTTGTAAACATTTCTTGCCGATGTGATTACATACATCGGTTTCAAATTTTGTGTGGTGTTTGAAGACAATAATGTTGAAACTTCAACTGTATCATCATATTGACGATATTTGGTATTTGAGGTCCAGTTAATCTTTGGAACCACTAATTCAACATCATTTCCCGTTGCTCTTTTCGCAGCAAAGATGTTATCCCAAGTATTTTTTTCTGCTGATATTGTATCGACAATAGAATCTGGAGAAGACTCATTTGCATAGGGGACATGGTTTCCAATAAAGACATATGCTATAGTTGGATTAGCCTCCGAGAACGATTCTTTGAATTGTTCTGCTGTATTAAAAGATAATTTTTTGTTAGTTATTGCTGCCATAAAATCTATTTATGTCACTATAATTAAAGTTTGAGCGCTGGCATTCATAGTCCATGCAGAAGAAACCGAAATATTTGTGTTACTTATGATACTATTTACAATTCTTAATTCGCCATTAACTGCAACATTGGTACCAAGTGTGATTGATCCAAGTGAGTTTGCAATATTAAATTTGGTGTTTACTCCAGTAACATAGATTGACCCGTTTGATACTGATACTGTACCAGAAATTTGGTTAGTAATAGTTCTGGAAACAGCTGTGTCTTTCTGTGTTATAGTTAAATTCTTATTCAAATCTGCATAGTTTACAAATCCAGATGGATGTAAAAGTTGGCGAAGAACATCTTTATATTTTGTAAACTCTGTCAGAGAGGATGTTATGTAAGAATAATCCACATAATAATTATTACCTTGGAGTTTTCTTTCAGAACTTGATAGAATGGAATCAGATGTTGTCCATCGGCCAGATAAAGTGGAATAAGAATTACCAACTTGAGCTGTTGCAGTTGCAGAGCCATCTCCAAAGTTTATCAAATCAACTTGTGGAATGTACTGATAACCAGCACCACCTGATGTAACTCTAATTCTTAAAATTTGACCAGGAACGGTATCGGTAAGAGCATTCAAATTTTCACCATCACCCATCAAAGATGTGATTGCAATATTAGCACCAGAACCATTAGATGAGGAAACTGTAACTGTTGGGAAACTGCCTTGAGTATAGTTAATGCCACCAATAACACCTCTCGACAATGAACCTATTGGTGAATTGTTTGAATATACAGTTCCATCACTAAATGAGAAGGCTGCATTTACGGTTGCGGTAGTAGAAGATGTGACTGCATTAATAAATCGTTCTTGACTTCTAATAGTAATTTTATCTCCAACACCAGGCTCTCCTGCTGCACCAAAAGATGTACCTGTTCCAGTAACAACAATTGAATTATTTGAAATGTTTGCGGTGCCAGCAGCTCTTTGAGATTGAACTTTTATTTTAGTAATTGTACCTGAACCAGCCACTTCGGTAACCGCAGCTGCAGCGCCATATCCATATGTGCCTGAAGGGTTCGAACCAAAAATAATTTCATCACCAACTTTGTAATTTACTCCGCCATTATATACATCAATTCTACCAACTGCCCGAAAAGATTTGATATCACTTAACGTACTGCCTAAGAAATAAAGAGAACCTTGAGAATCTAGTATAGCCGTATTTACAGATGTATTAGAGAATAAAATAATAGCATTGGTTATTGGGCCTAAGTTAGTAATTGTAAGTGAGCTTAATGCATCAAAAATTCGTGTATTGATATTTTCGCCAGCTGGAATAACCTGTGAAGGAAACCCATAATCAACCGCAGATAAAGTAATATTTGAATACGTATTAATAATATCATCATTAACTAAAAATGTAATATTAGTATTAGCGCCAGAAGTATCAACACCATCAACAGCGCCAGTAAGAAATGAGTTGCCTGGAGTGTTAGAGCTTGAAATTAAAGAAGCAGTACTAAATCCTGCGCCGCCATAATTAACAACAATACGATTTGTTAGACCAGCTGTTACAGATTCAACTTCTGCCGTGGCAGCACTTGTTGCGCCACCACCAAGAATAGTTACGGTGTCACCAACATTATATGAAGCACCAGAACCTGTAACCAAAATGGATGTTAATATTGAAAATGTATCCGCAACAAGTGTTATCTTTGTTCCATTAGGATCAATAATATCCGTTATGACTTGTTCGCCATTGGTAAATATGCCACTTAAAGTTTTCTTATCAATAATTAATTCAAATGGCAAACCAAAGTTTAATCGGTCGGTAATAATACGCTTTGAAGCACTTTCAATAATAGCAGTAGCACCTGATGTTTGGCCTGTAATTTTTCTATTGTTTAGTTGGGTAACATCAAAGTCATCATATACAACTTTAATTGCTGTGTTTGAAACAGGCGCAGAATTAAAAACCAACTTCCTAGATTCTTTTCGAATTGTGTAATCGGTATTAATTGTTTTTAACACATCGTCAACATAAACTTCAACCGCATCAGGATCAACTTGTTGAGCCAAAAAGAATGTGGTATTTGAACCTGTACCTGTATATGTGCTACGAATATCAGTTTCTAATTTTAAAAGATTGTCAACTGTCCATTTACCATCTGATATTCGCAAGACATTATTTTTTGGTAAGATAACATCAACTTCATCATTGAACAACATTCTAAACAATAACTTAAATGACTTTTCATTGCCTCTAGAAATATAAAGAGGTAAAACATTTTTAATAAGTGTTTCTTTATTTACCTCAACATCTCTAGGAATCAAAGAGGCAAAGTTATTAAAGAAACTTTTTTCAAATGCGCCAATAGATGCGTCTACATCTGAAACATATCTCATGTTTTTGCTGAGAGTCAATACATTGTTTTTTTGATTGCCTTGAGCTTCTTCCATGAATTCATAATATGCTTCAAGGAAAGAAATGAATAAAGGATATTCATCATTTATGTATTCAGGTACTTGTTGTGCAACAAGTATGGATGTTTTTAAATTGGACATTTAATTAATCAGATATTTTGACTAAATCAATTGTAATGGATGTAGGGTCGGTTTCATCAATTGTAATAATTGTACTTCTAATAGTTTCAACAATACCTTTTTCCGACTCAAATGATAGTCTTATGTAACCGTCAGCTGAAGCAACAGATAACATGTTAATATCAAAAATGTTAATTAAACCAGCGGTATAATCAATCTCACCAACATTATCATCAACGATTTGTCTTTGTGCAGCTGAATCATAATAAATTGTTCTGAGTGTTCCTACTCGACCATCTACTATTGCAACGGCTGAAGCTCCATATCCATCACCACCGGTAACTGTTACTACAGCTCGTGTGTAATCGGTTCCACGATCCACAATATTAATATTCTGAACTCTGCCGTTAACAATAATGGCTTCAGCTGTTGCACCAGTACCATCGCCTGTGATGGTTACTGTTGGTGCAGAGGTATAGCCTGTACCCGCATCAGTAACACCGATTGAGGTAATGCCTGAAGATGACTGTGGTATTTCATCAAAGATAACAGTTCTTTCAATACCATCCACATCCAAAACATTAAAACTGGTTGATGTTAGTTTATTTGTAATTGTACCACGTTTTAAAGGTGCATTAAAATCGATTGCGTAATTTTTAGATTGATTCAAAATAGGCAAAAATCTTTTCTGTAACCTAACAACAGATTCGGAGCCAACAATAGAATTTAAATTTGTAGAATCAATTGAATCTTGCATCTTAGACAAAATAAATTTAGCACCAAATTTATTTAATTTTGAATTTCTGTATGCTATGATGGCGTTTCTAATATTATTTTTAATGCCATCCGCACTTACAGTTGTTTTCTTAGGATCATACTGTATGGTATTGTTAATCAATAAGTACAAGAATTCAGGATCTTTAAATTCTGCTTGAACGGAAACAATAGATTTTGGCTTAACGATATCATTTAAAATTCTTTGTTTTTCAGTTTCAGAAATATAGTAATCTGTTTTTGGTTTAATGGATATATAAACTTTGCCATAAACTGGAGGAGTTTCTTCTTCGCCACCCCAAACTGAAATAGAATCTAGTGATGGATAATTTTTAATAATGTAAGATTCGTAATCTTTAAAAGTGACTAATCTATTTTGTGTAGCAAATTGAGTTACAGCATTGTATTTAATTTCATTAACTGTTTCTCTATTTTTTCCACCAGCTGCAGCACTTAAAGTGGTAATAGTAATATCGGTATATCCAGAAATAGGAGCACCCACAGTAAAACTTAAAGATTTATTTGCGGCAGGGCCATTTGTTGACAGATATGTTAAATTAATTATTGCACCATCATTAATTTTTTTACCAATAACATCGTCACCAAAATAAATTTTATATTTGCCGCCTTTAGATTCTTGTAAAAAATATACTTCAGATGAGTTTGTAACATCTAAAATATCCGTAGCTTTATTAAAAATACTTATTTGTGAATTGCTTGAAGACGGCCTAACAGATACAGAAATAGTATTTGTATCAATATTAGAATCAGGAATTTCAAAAATAGCTTTTGGATTTTCTCCGTCGTTTTGTGTAAAAGAATAAGATACAAATTCACCTTCTTTAATTTCTAATCCCTCAAAAAAATATTTTGTTCCACTTTTTGTAACCGTTGTGTCACCCATAACAGCAAAATTATAAGATTGATTATCACTAGGGCTGGATATAAACACAAAACCTTTGGGTATTGTTACAGTATCAATTGTTGTACTATTGGTTTCTATCGTTAAATCAATAACTGCTGTAGCTGATGTTTTAGAATAAGGAACATACCCTAATGTTTTAGCATGTGAAACAACAGAATCTCTCAATAAAGCTGTATCTAAAAATGATTCATTAGCTACCATATTAAGATAGTATGCATTATAATGAGTATTATATGCTAAAAGATTAATTAAAACATTAAGCCCAGAGCCTTCAAAATCGTAATCTTGAAATTCCGTTTGTTGTTTTAAATATGTTTTTAAATTGGTTTTGATTGTATCAAAATCAAGTTCTGCAACTTGTAAACGATTATCTGCCATTTATCGGACTCGCTCTAAGAAAAATTTGATTGCTATCGGATCGGTTCTATTAATAATTTGAAACAATAATTCAACTTTAAAACCATTATTATCGAAATCTGGAGAAACAACAATTTTTGTAACATTTGCTCTTGGCTCAAAATTGTTTATTGTTTCTACAATTTCACGGTCAATTAAAGATGCTGTGATCATATCCAATGGTTCAAACAAAAGCTTTCGAATATTACATCCAATTTCTGGTTGAAAAGGGATCTCATAGTGATTAGTTAAAATTAAATTCTTAATGGAATTAATTACCGCAAACTCAGCCCTGTGTTTGTTAATGTCTTTACGGATTGGATGAATATTGAAATTTAAATCTAAATCTCGCCATTCTCTAGTTGTTGTTATTATTGTTGTTGCCATTTTCTATTTATGTCACTGGTTAGCAAGCCTAGATTTTAATTTATCACTTCCAATAAGATTTTGAACTAGATTGTCTTCAGATGCTCCTAAATTTTCATATCTGCGTATATTTTTAGCTTCGTTAACCAATTGATTTGATTTTGTATAAAAATTCTCATCATGTACCCGCCTGTCATGTAACAAAGTATATAAAGTATTTGCAAATTCAGCAATTGAATTTACTGTATTATATGTTAAATTTGAAGTGTTTATTGGATCAAATGTGATAGGATCAATTGTCGTACTAATACTATTATTAACTGTATTTGGATATGTCACAATTGTATTAGCATAATTACTAATTGTATTTGCCACCAAAATGCTAGTAAAACTGCCTAGCATGGGTGCATTGTCTTCACGACCATCTACTTGATATATTACATATGTTAATGCTCGACCAATTTGCATGGCTTGTTCAAGATGTGGTTTATCGGCTGCGTCTGTATTTGCAGTAATTGGAACTACACCAGAAATTCTATTTGTGTGGTTTATAAATTGAACCATTTCGGTATTGGCATCAACAATATTTCCTAATGTTGTATAGATTGTTGTCCACAGCGGTGTTGTATTAGCAGCACCTTGTAAATTATTTGCAATGCTCACTAGAGTGTTTGCCGTGGTCCAAATAATGTTACATGAATTAGCTACAGGGTTCACATAATAACCAGTAGTATCATCATTTATCAAATCATCTCTCATCCATTGATTTGGTACCAATGCTGGCGCCGTATTCAATTGTTGAACAGCTGTATTTGGTAATGTAGTTATTGTGCCACTGGTGTCGGTAAAATTAAAACCTGTTCTATCAAAAAGAGTCGCCATAATATATCCTTAAATCATTTTTGGAATTGGTGGACCTGTAGGTCCTTTGAAGCCCACATGAATGTGGCAATTATGTAGTGCAGTATTTATCGTATCGGTCATTAATACTGAACTCATTAATCCAAAAGTTCCTAGTGGAGCTGCAACAGCAAGCAAAGCAGTAATTGTTGTCGAAGAAAAAATGCCTGTAGGCAGAACTGGAATTTGGCCTTTTAATGGATTACCTGGATCTCCTAGTCCACAGCTAACACCAGCCCTGGCAGTAAGTGTAGCACAGCTAACTGTATATGCGTCTAAGGCGCCATCGACAACCATGTTACCGGTAATAACTACGTCAGGAGTTCTAAGTGACAATGTATCTCCCATAAGACTGACTGTATCTTTTGATGTTATGCTGGCAGTTTCTTGAGCTGTAACGGTATAATCACCCTTAACAACAATACTGTAATCACCGTCAATCAATTCTTTTCTATTGCCCTTAACATGCAAGAGAGAATCTCCCTCAATTGTAATATTACAAACGCCACTAATTAAAACATTTTTATTTTTGGTAATAATTTCATAACCATCACCATAAATTTTATGTACTTCATCACCATTTGGATGCATTTCTGTAAATGTTCCTGAACGATGGTGTATACGTATTCTTTCTCCGCCAGGAGTATCATCCATCTCAAACATATGTCCAGATGGAGTTTGTGTAATATTATTAAATGGATATTTTGGTGGATATTCTATTGAAGCAGGAGATTCCGGCTCAGTCCATCCATAGTCTTCAGGAGGCCTTTCGGGATCCACTTCTCTCACATAAGGTATAAATGTATCTGACATATTTTATTATTTCACTTTTATATCAAGGTCCTTGGCCAACATCAAGTGGACTATTTATTGGGCCTGCATCACTAATTAATTTGTTCATAGCTACGCCTGCAGCATCAACTTCAGATTGACTTGTTGGTGAAAGAATTACTGCTGCTAAAGTTGCAGGTTGAACTGTTGCAATAAGTCTTGCGCCTGAGCTTGCTAAATCTTGAACGGCGTCAGCACCTTCTTGTACAGCAGTTATTATTTCTCCAATACCGCCAATCTCTACATCACCAACCAAATCCGTAAATAAATCTTTAAGGCCTTTTCTTAAAATTGCTGTAAATTTTCTTACACAATCTGTAAAAAAAGCTGCTGCTTTTGCTGGTAAACTGAGAATGTAATCAATCATTGCTCTCACTTTTCTAGCAACTTCCAGCCAACCACTAACAGTTTTTTGTACTTCTTTTACCACTCTAGTAAACTCTTTTATAAAAGCAGTAACTTTTCTAACTATATCTACAATCGTTTTTGAAATTCCAGTTGGATCAAGACACGTAGCACCAATGGCAGCATTGATAAGTTTTCTAATTACATCAAACACTGGACCAAAAAGAGTTTTTATGGCAGAAACAGTTTGATCAACCTCATATGAAATATCACAAACGTGTGCTCTACTTCTATTTGAAGTATCTATAGCAGTAAATTGCACAACGCCTCTACCTAATGGTGGCAAAGATGGTTGGCCAGGCCTGTCATAAATTTGACCAGCTGGCATACGAGGTGCACCAACTGGTTGTTTAACAAGCACAGTATTGATACCTGGAAGAACATGAGTTACAATTGGAAATTGAGCGTCAGTTCCATCAAGGAAAAAACCAATAACCCAATCTCCAACCTTTGGTGAGTGAGTTGTTGTTGACCCATTAACAGGCACAGCAACTTGAGCCCATTGTAAATCTTCCGTTGGTAAAATTGTTTTATCAAGATTGTGAAATCCGTTAATTCGAACCCGAAGCCTTCCGCTCTTTAAAGGATCATCATAACTTTCAATAACAGCTGTCCAATTATTTGGATTTGGTGAATCTAATCCATACATTTTCAATAACTCCCTAAAATTTGTGATAATTCTCTATTAGCCGCAACAATTGGTTTGGCAGAAGAATCAGTTACAACCTCCACAATAGTTTCAAACATCTTGTATTTTATAATATGCCTTGTTGAAAGAATAGCATATTTTCCTTTTAATGTTACATCAGAGTTATCTGCACCCCTAGTATTAAAAGATCGTTTTGGAACATCTAAATTAATAGTTTTACCTGGAGATATCAAAAAGTTTCCAGGTAAAGCTAACTTCAATCTTTGAGCTGTAAAATTTTGAAATATTGCTTTTCTAGCATATGAGTACTTCTGTGGAACATCATCAGTAGTTAAAGATCCTGGCTCTCCGTTTTTAATCCATTCAGATTGATTTCTTGGTCCAGTTGTTAAATGATAAACTACTCTAGACTGATCCATTTGTGAGTTTGTTTTATTTAATTTATTCGTATCAATTGGCAAATTAGGATTTCTGTTAGCATGACTTGTTGATCCATATGAAGTATTAAAAGTTTTCTTTTCAGGTATTATTTGCCTAGTTAGTGGATCTATTCCAACATATGTTCCAGCAAAAACACCAGCTTGAGTATTCTTAATAAAATCAAATTGACTTATAACTTCCATAGCTCTAGCACCAAGCAATTCAGCCTTTAAGTTTTGATCTCCATTTTCATCACTTAAATTTTTAACATCAAAGTTTACAGAAAATATAGGTTCTTGTTGCATAATTTTTGACAAGGTTGTAAAATTATAACCACCATCGTTTTCAAAAAACAAAAATGTTGGTTGTCCTTTTGAATCAATTGCCCTCTTTGAACACCAATTTATAGCATCAAAAGGTTTTAACGTGGGTATAATTACATCAATTGCACCTACTGATTTTTCAAAATTTCTTTCTTTAAAATTGTTTCCAGAAACTTTTAATTTATTGACTAGTATTTTTTTAACTATATCGGTATAAGTTCCTTTATAACACTCTGACAATGTTTGTTGTTCAGACAAAATAATTTCTTCAGAAGCAAATTTTAAAACATAAATCTCACTTGTTTGATTCTTATTTTTTCTATCCGATTGTTTATAAATTCTAAAGGCTCGTTTAATATTACCAAAGCCAGTACCCTTATCTATATCAATCAAAAGTAATTCTGATCCATCAATTAACAATTGAGAAGACAATCCTATGGCATCACTAATGATAATATCACCAGAAATGCAGGGAGCTAACATACTTTCATATATGTTAATTTCTTCAAACATTTGGCGTATATCTATTTTGCCACCTTTTGTAACTAAAGTTAATTCATTAATTCTATAGTCTGTGGATTGTCTTAAATTAAAATCACTCATAGAGAGTCACCCATTATTCTTTTAAATTCTTCATCAACTTCTTTTGAAAATTCAGGTTTTAAAATTATTATTTCTCTTTTATTTTCATTTAATTGAGTTTCATAATCATAATAGTTTTCTGTTTCTTTTGATACCACAACTCTCAAAGGTGTTCCATCTGTTAAGGTATAGTTTGTTGTTGATATAATAACATTGTTGTAAGTATTTGCATCAACTGTAATTGTACTTTTTTTAAACAAGCCATTTGAAAGATCAGTTCTTGTTTCAATTTTGTAATAAGCTTGAATATTATTTTTTGCCCAAGTTGTGCCACTAACCTCTGTGTTTGCTGTATCCGAAAAACTTGGCGATGAATATTTTGATTCAATAAATTTAGCTATCGATCTTTGTGAAAGAGGCCATTCATAAATTGGATCTACAATGTCATTCATTGTTAAAATTATCCAATGTCTTTCAGAAGAACCGTAAATCTTAAATGCCAAATTTTCTGGCGTATCACCATCTTTTACTTTATATTTGTAATACGCAGCTGAGTTTTTTTTCAAATCATTACTAAAATTATATCTAGCTGTAATATTAGTTATAACATCTAGTGATGTTGAATCTTTATTTTTATAATATGCTGTTTTTGGAAAAAAATTGAAATAGTTTGCCATCTTAATTAACCTTAATCTAAGTTACCAATATCTTCTTCAGTATAATTTTCACTACCCAATGCAAAATCATCAGTAGCTTCTTCATATTCGGTATCAGCTGTTGCGTTATTTTCAAGCCCAATGCTGAGATCGTCTATATCTGAGGCTAAGGTAAAACCTGCAGAATCTATTTGAGTGGAACTTACTGAATTTCCTTGGCTTACACTATCAGTAGATCCGCCACCAGTGCTTCCAAATGGACTATTGTATTTTTCTTCTCTTTCACCCTTCAAGAATTGTTTAGTAATAATTCGAGTTTCTTTGAATGATAGATCCATACGAATAGCAACAGGCATGCCGGTGCCACCTCGTTCTGGTTTATTTGCACTCAATAGTGTTTCATATGAAGCAAATCCATTAGGTGCATAGTCAACACTTATACTTGTTAAAACGCAAGGAGCTACCTTTGGTATGTTAGGATTTATTCCGCCATTGTATCGAAATTCAATTTCAAATTCTGATGGAGGGACCAAATATCTTCCAAAAGACGAAGATAAAATTTCTGGCGCTTGATGGAATGTAAATGAATCAATAATGTCTAAAATTTCTATAGCTTCTTTTTTGCTTCTTGGATAAAACATAAAAGAAAATCTAAAGTTTCTAAAATCTGTTCCTTCATATATTAATTCTAGTTGGGGATTTATAGCTAAAGCACCACCTG